TTACTCTTATTCTTAGCAGTCTGAACCCCAAACGTAGCTAAAACTCCTGTAAAAACCGAAGCTATAAAAGTTGGATCTATATTCTTCTGTGGGAAGTTTGGAATGGCAACGTAGTTCAAAGTCAGAATTCCGCCTGACCAGACCAAAATACCAAGCCGTACAAATGTACTAATGATTGCCAGCTGTTCATCATGGTCAGGAACAATAGCATCTGTTAGTTTTCCTAACACACCTTTAGGTTTTTCTTTTGCCTCTTCTCCTTTTACCTCTTCAGAATCCTCTGGCAGATCCACAGTCTCTTCTTCTTTTACATCTTCAGGCATAACAGTAAAGCAACTGGCCTATTTAGTATCAGCCACCTTCAACCTCACACCCTATACGACTACCAACAACTATACCTAGTGGAATTGCCCACCAACGTCCATCTCCACGTGACATTGCAGCTGCAGCACCACCACCTAATAGACCACCAGCAATCTTACCATCAGTACAATCATTATTATCATACTCTATGGTAGTTTTACGTGTGTATCCACCAGTTCTCAAGGAGTTATGAGAATTTTTACAAGGAACCTCAATGGTTTCATGAAAAGATTGTACATAACCAGGATTATCTGCATTGCCTGGTATATACTCCTCTCTATACTCTGTCTTAAAACAACTACGACTAGATGAATATCCTGGTTGATATTCATCTGCAAAGGCAGCAACAGGAGTTACTGCCATCAATGATGCAAGCAAAAGTTTCATATTAAAAACTAGGAATTCCTAATCCAGCAGAGGGAACAGAAGCAGAACCAGGTGTAGGTGAAAGATCAGGTGCTCCTATAGGTAGTCCACCACCTAGAGACCCAGTAACTGCTTCAATAGCTTGAGACTTGATGCTATCAACAATTGAATCTCTGTTGACATATACAAATACGCCACTAGCGACAACGGCAGCAGATACAAGACCAGACGCAATAGCAAGGACATTTACAATTTTCTGCATTATATTTTATGCAAGGGTATTTATTTATGCTTTATTATAATACGCTTCAAAGTATTTGACAACCCCATCACTTCTAACATTTCCTTTTTCTATCCATTCATTAGCACACTCATACATTGCTCTAGTAGGGTGCTGCATACTATACTTTTTTAAAAGTATGGTTAATATATTCTGTCTTAGTTCCATATTACTGTATCTCCAATCACCTGGATACTTTGTTTGTGTCATTTAATCCTCCATCATGTAAGCCATCATGGTCATAAACATAGTGGTTGTCATTATAACACCAACCACTACCATGAAAACCATCTGGTAAATTTCTGTAAAATTAATCATTAGATTAGACCTAGAGAACCTGCAGTCATTCCCACTGCAACAAAAAATCCAAACTCTAAAAGATCTCTAGAACCTGGAGGAATAGATGTTAGTAGTAATGCTAGTGGTATCATTGAAATACAACTGTAGATAAGTTGGTATATACTGTTGCTGCTATGATGCAGCCAAAAAATAAGAAAGGCATTTGATTAATAGTAAACTGATCACTCCAACCATTGCCAAGCGTCCATTCCAACGCTCAGCAAATCTCCAATATGGGTGAGATAAATCAATCATGTTCCAGAGGGTGCATATGCTGGTTGCATTCTAGCAACTCTTATGCCTTTGCCACCATCTTGATCATCGTCATCATCATCCCTTATAGCACGAAGTAGCAACTCTACTCCTACCAACAATCCCATTGGATAAAAAATCCAAAGGATTGCTTGGAATGGTGTGATATCATTTACTACTTGTAACTCTCCCATGTTGTGTTGAATTGTGAATAATTATTTAGATATATTAAGATTTAGGTAATTATACTGACCAATGAACCTACTGTGGCAGAGACTGCTATCCAAGGCAAGTTTATTGCCACTAGCAATCTCATTAGATCAGTTCTTTTGATAGTGAATAACCTACAGGACATTATACAAAACCTGGTATAATTTGACCTGATAGTGAATAGGATACTATGAGTGCTCCACATCCAACAATGGCTGCAATGCCATTCCACTTCTCAGCAATAGAGAAATCTACCTTGTCTTCTGTTTGTGTTTTTGTTTGCTTTGCCATTAGATGATGCCAGGAATAAGGTTGCCAGTTGTTGCATATGATGCACAGAGTACAATGAATCCAATCATTGCTGCTCTGCCATTTGCTTTTAAAAATATTTGTGTGTTGTTCATTAGAATATACCTGGAATGATTTGTCCTGTGGTGGCATATGCGCCAAAGGCTGCGACGAAACCAATCATGGCCATCCAACCGTTAAATTTTTCTGCTTCTGGTGTCATTGTTCTTAGATTTGTAATAGGGATAGAGCTTAAAGAGACCTATAGGGTCAAAAGATTCCTGGTATAACCCAACCAGTAAATCCATAGTTAATTACTGCAGCAAAGAAACCCATCATCGCTAGGCGACCATTGAGTTGTTCTGCATTCTTCCAATAATTCATTACACGTATGCAATAGTGGGTGAATAAGCAACTGCCATTGCAATTGCACCTATCAATAGGGTTTGTATCATAGTTTTCATATCAACCTCTGAATGGAGAATTGTAGTATGCTTTGTTCACTGTATAAAGAGTGAAAAGTGCTACTGCAATACCAGCAAATCCTAAAATAAGGATTGGTGAATGAGGAAAATCATATGTTGGTATGCTTGTCATTAGAATACACCTGGAATGATTTGACCAGTTGTAACATAAGCACCAAGCAATGCAATGAAACCAATCATAGCCCAACGACCATTGGTTTTTTCTGCATTGATAGCATAACCTTCATAGTTTTCATTCTGATCAACCCAAGGCTGTACTTCAGCAGCAAACATATTCTGTTTGCCATACTCAGTAGTTGTATACTTGTCAGCAGTTGATGAAGACATTTAGTTTTTTTGTAAACTTAAGTAACATAATTATATAGTAAATATTAAATCTTGTAAAGAAACTTAACAGTAGGGGTATCCACACATCAAAAAGGAGGTCTTATGACCCCCATCAGTGTGCCTTATGTAAACTTATATTAATAGGTGTTGTTATCCACCCACTCAGCATTATTTCTACAATATGCATCAGCATCTATCTCCATTCTCCAATGAGTAACAGTATGAAGTGTTTGCACCATTGTAAACATGAATAACAACAACACTGGACCAAACCAGAGTGGATGCATTACTATGTCTTCTTTCTTTTTCATAAGAATATTATATCATAAAAAAAGACCCCATGCAATGCAAGGGGTCTCTGTCTATTTTAATGGACTTATTATTTAGAATGTGAACTTAGCACCAATTTTAGCACCAAAGTCTCTAATTGTATCGCCATCTGAATCTTCTCCATTAGTAGCACCAGAGATCTCACCATAGATTCCTAGAGCTTCAGTAGCAGCAACGCTGATACCTGCCTTACCAGAAAGTTCTGTTTCTGTGTCATCAGTAGCATCAGAATGAGCCAATGAAGGACCACCTTGAACGTAATATCCAACTGAACCTGAACCACCTTCAAAACCGATATGAACATCAGTAGCTGTAGCAGAGTACTCTCCATCAGGATATGAAAGATTGCTCTCTACATTCACGTAAGGACCAGCAAAAGCTGCACCAGCGAGAAGGAAAGGAGATGCTGCAACAGCAGCGATTGTTGATTTGATTGACATGATTGTTTAAAGTATCTCGCAAGTATACACCTGCGGATGATAACATCCTCGACATAGGATGTTTTAATACATCTACACAGGGGTACGATCTTTCGAGTCCTTTGTATAATATTTATTTATATTAACATAACTTTGCATTACTGTCAAGCCTGTTGTACCTGTGATGATTCTGTCACACGCCCTCTGTATGGATCAAACTCAGTAATGGCTTCCACACTCATCTGTGCTCCTTGCTGAGCCCAAAAATTTCTAATGCCATCATGATTACCTTTATGGAACATATCTATGTGCTCTGGATGAATGCTAGATCCTAATTCAATTCTATAAAGAAGAAGAGGACAAGCATATGTAACACCAGAATTGTATATCAAATCATCTGCCACTGGTCTAGGTTTAACACCTTGATCAAGTTTATATGTTTGCTTGCCAGTATATCCACCTCTACAATGAAACTTAACTAACTTCTCTGCATGGTGACGTGTAATAGCATAACATGCAGTAGAAAATTCATTTACAAATCTTGTATGTATAGGAACTACTATGTCACCTGTACATATAATAGCAATCTGTACTACATCCCATGCATAAGGAACTCTTGCTATAAAATCTTGCCAAGCAAAATTCCAGTTATGAGCAAGACTTAAATCACAATCATCTTCCATCATGATAGCATAAGGAGCATCACTTGTATCTAAGAAATGCTTCATCGCTTTAAGATGAGATGTCACACACCCTATCTCACCAGATGTCATAGCCTCTGGATACTTACCTTTAATAATATCACTCAAGTCATCTTCTCTACCATCATATGCTGAGATGCGTTCGTAGTTAGTAAGTTGCCAATACTTAAACTGGTCTTCCATATAGTGCCAGCGTTCTGGTTGACCATCTAAATTAATACAATAGATAGGTCCAAAGTTGTTTAACTTGTAAGCACCTTTATTCTTCTCAGTTAAATCCATTAGTATCTTAGGTAGGTTACATTATCAAATACAAAGATTGCTTTCTTCTTCTGTCTCTCATACTCTACATCATCCATTAAACAATAAACATTTAAGTCATTATTATACTGGTTTTTGATAGCAGATGCAAGATGGTTCTGTCCACTATGCAATGATACCACACCAAAAGAAGAATACATGAGGTCAACATAGGTGAAGATATCCTCTATCACTATTGTATTATCAACCTCAGGTTCTATTATAGTAGCATCTTTAATCTTATTGGCAAACTCTACACCAAAGAACATCATATCATTATGAATCTTCTTGATTGTATCATACAACTCTAGTATCTCCTTACTATCATATGTAATGGAGATAGAAGATAAATCAACTAGTAAAATATTATCAAAACCATCAATCTTTTTTGGCTCATAATATATCTTAGGATGTCTATTGGTTGGTTCTAAACCATGCAGTGCCTCCCAATTCATTATACACTCACTTATGAGTGTCTTGTGACCTATCTCAGGGGTGTCTCCAGCAGTCCATGTTCCATCCTTGACACCCTTGATATAAGGATTACATCCCCATACAAGGTCATAGATTTCAGGATTCCTGAAGGATGCCTTAGACCATATGTAAGTATCTCTACCCTGTTGTTTATGAAACTCCTCTGGCAGTGTAGAAAATTGTAGATTGTCACCAAGCCCACCATGATAGGCTGAAAGAATCACATCACTCATATATATTTTTCCCAATCAATAGTAGGTGAATGTAATAGATCGCAATGAGTAGAGTAACCAGGCATAGGAGTAATCAATCTCCTACCATTTCTTCCTAGTTCTACAAACTTAGCATGATCCATTGAGATGCCATCAGGAGATGCAGCACTGAAGTGCTTATGTATTATCATGTCCTGATTGAGTTGTCTTAGTTTACCTGCATATGTATTACAGGTTGAGGGAACTGTTCTCCAATGGCATGATTCAGTAAAAAATACCTTTGATACTAGGTCATTATAGCCAGAATCAATATACTTATCCAGATGATCATATAATGATACATACTCAACTGGAAGACTAAAGGCTTCAATAAGGACTTCACACCAGTTTTCTCTATGTAAATAGTCATCTTCTATGAAGTAAATGATTGTTTCATCATCATACCCTCCTCTCTCTACAAGTTCAAGGGTTCTTAAGAAACTACCAGCTTCATT